GATGAAAATAAAACATCATTTTGATTGTATACATTAACAGTAGGTATATTATCTAAGTTTGTTGGGTTACCGTTTACATTTACATATAAATACAAGTTATTTCTTTTATCTAGAAAGAAATCATTTCTATCATCTTTGATATGGTTTTCATAAACTGTTTCAATAAATGGTTCATAAAATGTTTGTGTGTTGTTTGTAAAGAACCCAACATATTGTAAGTTATTAGTACTAGTTAGTTCATAGCTTCTATCATAAGCAATACCTAATCCATAATTTGTATTACCAGTTAAAACACCATTAACATAATCTGTGATATCCATTTCAATATTTTCATTACCTTTATCAAAATGTTGGTAAGTGATGGTAATAGCACTAGGTGAACCAGAATAAATACCAGTCCCACCAGACCAATTAAAACCCGTTTTTGGTGATACCCAATTTGATGGACAATTTGAAAAAGCACAATCACCATTTAAAAGGTCACATACTTCATAATCATATCCAACACCATTATCCCAATCTTGGTCTATTCTGAATAATATCAAGTCAAATGAACTAGTTCGTTTTTTTGTTCCCATAGTTCCGTTTAAAAGGTCTTTATCGAATGAACCAGTATTGGTTAACCTAAGAGTATGTTTAAGCTTACTAAGGTCAGTAAATGTACCACCAGTATAAAAGTTTTTAAGTCTTGTTTCATCAAAGTGAAATAAGAATCTACTATATTGTTGTTGAGTAGCTGCACCGCCATAGAATAGTTCAGTGATTGGGTTTAACCCAGTATTAACATTTAAATTACTAACTATAGTATTGTTTTTATCAAAATAAGTTCTAATTATCATTTTCTTTTATTTATAAATATATGATAACACTAATTAATTCTAACGTTCTGACTTAACATAGCTTTTTCTAAGTCATCAGCTTTTGCTTTGAATGCTGCTATACTTTGAATATTACCAGAAGCCGTTAAGTCGGTAGCTGGATTACCATTCCCATTGTGTACGTGTGAGAATATAGCATTTTTCATAAGTCTTAAGTATTGTAGTAAAATATCACCAAATGGAACTTGGTGAGCTGTTGAAAGAATTGTTTCTAATTCACTATCACTAATTAAATTATCTTGGTTTGTTAAATTAAATTTAGGGCTACCATTATGTGTTAATAAATTAATTTTATTAGACACAATATTAGTAACTGTACCTTTTTGAATTGTATCAGACCCAGTAGGTGATATAGTGACATCATTTTTAATTTGAATGTATCCTTGTGTTTTTTTATTGAATGTAAAACCAAATGGGTTTTTTTCATAAGGTGTTGATGATGAAAATTTTCCAGCTCTTAAAACAATTTCATTATTTTTTTGTGTTATTTCTGTATTGTATCTACCTTGAATACTTATATCTTCTGGTTTTGGAAACACACCAATAAGTTCTGGTATTGTTTCTACATTAACATCTGGATTTTTATTTGAAATACTGATACCTTTTAATGCTGAAAATCTGTATGGTTCATTGTTAAGATTTTGTGGTTGTGAAATGATAGGTCCAAAGTATATTCTATCAATAAAAGGTTTTGTAGAATCAAAACTAAAAACAAAAACAGCTTCACCAACTTTTGGTTGGGTGTTAATCATACTATTCATAGGTATGGCCCATGGTAAAACACTTGTATTTAATTTACCATCGGCACCTATAAGTCCGTTTATATTATCATCACCACCTCTAGAAGATGGTCCATATATTCTAACTTTGATTCGACCCATATTATTTGGGTCTTCGATAGATACTACCTCACCAACAGCAAATATTTGATTATAGGCTATCTCGTTATAAGTACCTAGTCTATTAGTTGTTAGTTTATTATTACCTTCATTAATAAAATACATGTTATTCTCCTTTAAGTCTTTTTAGTATTATCTTATTTGCTTTGTCAAATTGTTTTTCAATTTCAACCATTTTATCGAAGTCTTTTAACATTCTTAATTTAAGAGCTTCATGGTCAGCTTCCATTTGTTTTATTTCAAACAAAATTTCGTTGTTTGTTTTATTTTCTAAATCGTCCATAATTTATCTAATTATACCGTTACCAATACCCATAGTTGTTGTCGCACCTTGAGATACTACTGGAACACCTAAATTACCAACACCTACAGTTGATACTGAAACACCCATAGGTATAACGACATTAACTACTGATTCTGTGAGTATTGCGTTTATTATTTCTTCTATCCTTATTAATTCCATTGATTCTTCAACATTTGGCCCATCGGCAAATACATCACCGACTTGTCTTCCAGATTCTGATTGTCTTGAAATTATTCTAGCGGCTATTAGTTTAGCTGATAACCCAGGTCTTAGTTGTGAACCAACCATAATCAATGGTGGGGGTAGTGGGCTTATTGGTTCTTGTGGGATACTAAAAGCTGCTAGTATAGTATTTAAAACACCACTAATAGTACCTAAATCAAATGTTTTATTATTATCTGCCATTACATTAATCCTTTAATTACTCTAAGTACATCTTGTGGTACACCAACAAGACTTAATAATTGTGATTTCCTATCATTAGATTTTTCAACCAATCTTTTAACAGCCATCAAAGCTGTTAATTCACCAACATATTTCAACACGACTTTAATCAACTCTTGCATCAATTTTTTTGTTATTTTTTTGATTATAGTTTTGAATAAATTTCTAGATAATTTAATAAAATCAATAGCATCATCATATCCTTGTGACTGTCCATATACTATTTTTAAGTTTATTAAAAATATAAAAACAATCTTTGGTGATATAATTGATGATGATATAGACTTAATAAGTGTCTCTAACATTTTTTGAATAAAATCTAATTTTATTGCTGTATCATCGACTGGGTTGGTTGAATTAACTGTGTTTTGTTCAGCCATTTTATTTATATTGTTTGTTACAATTTCTTTTTTATTATAAATAGTAGCACCAGTCATTTCAGCGTTAAAATCAGTAAGCATACTAACTGGAATCGAGGCTGATACTTTATTACAACAATCTAATTTAAGTATTCCTTTTTGTTTCCATAAAGCTGATTCTTGTTGTTTATAAATGTCATCATTTGTAAATGTAAAATAACCATCATCTATAGTTTCTTTATGGTTAGCATCAATCATTCTACTAATAACATCATCAATTTTACCTTCCATTTCTAGTTGTTTAAGGGTTTTACTAACCCCACTAGATATGGTACCGTAAATAGTATCAATAGTTTTATTAACTACTTTATTAGTGTCTAATAAAGGACCTTTTTTTATAAATTTATCATTTAAATCTGGTAATTTACCAAATGAAAATAATGGGTTAACTTTTATTGTTAAAGAGTTATTAGGTCTAGTAGTATTACCAAGTGAATTAAAAGTAATATCAAGCATATTATCCCAAGTATATTGAGTTCCATCATCTTGAATCAATCCATATAAGAATGTGTTAAAATCAGTACTATTTGTTAATGGTGTTGTAATGTCATTATATATTAACTTGCCATATTCAGATGTTGGGTCAACTTTAAGCATCTCTAAAAAATCAATTTTAGATACTTCAATTACGATACCTTGTGTTGATAAAAATGATGGGATAGTAGGGTTTATACCACAACTAACAAGTGTTTTAAGTTCATCTTTTAAAGAATTTTTTATCAATTCTTCAATCTCTATTATGCTATTTGTTAGAAAATCAATAACGACTTCAATAAGTGCTGAGTAACCAATTAATGATTTAATTAAATCGGTTAAAAATTTTAAAGAATTATTATCATTATTAACTGATTCATCTGAATTAGTTTTTAGCTTTACGCCTTTAGACATTTCTTTAGCTGCTGCTATTTTACCAAATATTTTTTTCTTTTTATCAACAACACCGCTTTTACCACCATTGAATTTATCTTTGGTGTTGCTGGGTTTGTCGTTTATTTGACTATTTAAATTATCAGCATTAGCGTTTATATTTGATGCCATTCTTATTCAGATTCGTTTTCTTCGTTATTTTTTTCATTTTTAAGCATTTCTCTTATTGATTTAAAATCACTAAGTGAAGCACCACCATTACTTCTTTCTGAAACTGCTGAATCCTCATTACCACGATGCTTAATTATATCACTTTGAAGTTTAGCTATTTCTAATTTGATTCTAATTGCTGAATCTTTTATTTTTAATAAACCACCTTTTTCTTTAGCTAATTTTGTGTGGTCATCAACATCTAATGGTACAGCACTAGCACCAAGTTCATTTATTGTTTTTTGAGCATCTGATATTTGTAAACATGCATCATTATATGTTTCTTGTATTAATCCTTCTAATGAATCAGTATTATTTACTTTTACATCTTGTTTTTTTTTCCTAGGCATGGGTTACATTATTAAATTGTGTTATTATATTTTACTTATAAATATCAGACTCAGTTGTTTTATTGCGGTAAAACCGCAATAAGCTTAATATTGCGGTTTTCCTACAACCCATGTTGTTTTAATAATTCATATAATTCTTTATATCTTTTCATTGCTATTCTAATATCTTTGGTAGATAAATTAGTATAGTTTCTCATTGTTTCTAATACTGAATTTTTGTTATATTTTGCCCCTCCATTCATGGTTTCAAATGCTGTTTCCCAATTTTCTAAAATATCAATTAGAGCATATCCAACTTTTCTTTCATTATCATTTAACCTTTTCTTGGGTGGTTGTAGTTCATCATCCAATTCATCTTTGATACCATCAGATAGATTTTTAATAAAGTCATCCATTGAGAATTCATCACCATCTATTGTATAAGCTAAATCAGCCCTACTATTAATATCACTCGACATATCTTCATATGAAGCGGTTTGTTTCATGTATTTCTCATCCTTGATGAGCAACCCTAAAATGTAATTTTTTGCTATTGTTCCAAAATATGAATAAGCTTTTTTACCTCGACCAGTTTCAAATTTGTGTACTTTTGTCATTAGGAAGGAAACGGTGTCACCATGAAGTTCTTCAAAAGATTCACCTTTCCTATATAATTTATATCTCCTAATAATTGATTCAATCATTTTATCCAATGGTCCTTTTAACCACTCATTGAAAACTAGATTTCTCTCTGTATCATCATCTGATTCTAAAAATTTGATAACGGCTTCCTCTTCATCTGGACCAAAGTACATTTCTGTAGTCCTTTTGCGTCCTCTTTTAGTAACCATTTAAGCATTCTGAACCTCATATGTTATGTTCCTATCTTTTTGGAAATAGTATTCTTTTTTAGCTTGTGCTAACCACCATCTAGCTTCTGTTGGGTCTAAAGATTCTTTGTATTCAGAAAATAAAGAACCATCTCTTTGGTTAACATGTTTATAACCAAATCTAGGTATCACAAAAACTCTAGCATCTTTGAAAGTCATACGTAATAAGAATTCATATATGAAAGTTAATTTGATACTAGATTTAAACCCACCAAATTCTTCATAAGTTGATTTACGGATAACCATACCATCAGTATTAAAGTTTTGATAAGTTAATAATGCATTTAAATCCAATACACCTAATTCATCTGAGAAGCTATTAGCCCATACTGCTTCGTTGGTAAAACCAATAAAGTTACTAGTAGCATCAACATCAATAATAATTGGTAAAAATAAATCTACATTTGTATGTGCTGCTCTATATTCAACAACATTTTTAAACCAAATTTTAGCATATTCATCATCATATTCTAATACTGAGAACCATTCTGATTTAGACACACCAACACCAAAATTAACTTGAGCTGCAAAATCTGTATCACCATCATTTTCTGCGATTGTTACAGAATCTTTATAATCAGCATAATCATGACCTTTTACGTAATCAGCAACATCGCTACCTTTAGGTACTACGATAACCAACTCATCTGGTCTTACTGTTTGTTCCAATACACTTAATACTGCGTTATCGAATAATTGTTTTGTACTTTCATCCAATGAATGTACTGGTAATATAACCGAGATATTTGTCTTTTCCATTTGTATTTAAATTAATTAAGCGTTAGTTTGTTCTTTTACAGAATCTAATTGTGTTAGTAACCCATCTTGTAAATTACTTATTTCAGCTTTTCTATTTTCAACAATACCGTTGTATACGTTTTCAATAGTTTCTTTTTGCTTTTCAGAAGTATATTGACCTTGACTTTCTTTGATACCTTCAACCAAATCAGTTGGTACTGAATCCTCTAACCAAACTTTAATATAAGTTGCGATTAATTCTGGTATATTAAGTGTTGTATTAGTCCAAACACCATTATTTTTGATTGTTATATTTCCACTTTCATCAACAGTTTCCATCCATTCTGGGATAAGGTTTGGCATTTTACCAATAACTGGTGTGTTACATTCAATTGCTTCTAATGGGAAAGTACCAAATCCAGATGCATCATCAATCCATACAGCTAAACAAGCTTTACCTAATTCATTTGCGAAATTTTCTCTAGATAAACCTCTTAATTCTTTAAATGTAATCCATTTATATATAGGGTATTGTAAATAGAATGATTTAGCAATTTTAGCAGCATCACCTTGATTTCTAGTATGTAATGCTACGATTGGCATTTTAGGTTTTTCAGATGCTTTGAAATAGCTAGGGATTGATACTGGCACGATGTGAGTATTCAATGATGGGAATAAGTTTGATAAGTAAATTGCTTGTTTTTCACTAGTTGTGATTACATCGTTAAAACCGTAATCAGCATTCCATCTTTTTCCGATTGGTAATAACTCTAATAAGTAGTCATAACTTTGAGATAAAACGATTTTTTTACATGGGAAAGCTTTAACTTGGTCCATGATATTAGCAAAAATTTCTGGTATAATAATGAAATCAGCTGGTGATACATTAAGTGTTTGTGACTCAATTGAAATATGTGGTAAATCAGCATAACCTTCACCTAACCAATCACAAACTCCATTGCTTTCTTCATCACCAATTATTTTATAATCATTTTTCTCATGCAAAATTGAAGCTTTGAAACCTAATTCATTAAGTAATTTAACATGTTCATAAATATTTGCAATACCAGCAGTAGGGTTACCTTTAGTATCTAACGTAAAGAAATACAAATTAAAGTCTTTGTTTTCTAAATTTTCTAGAACTGTTTTAACTTGAGCTAATTGTTCTTCGATTTGTTTTGTTTGTTCCATTGTTTTGTTTTTTTATGGGTGTTATTATTTTTCATCATAGTCTTTTAAAATACCATAAT